CCAAGCACGAGCGGCGTACACGGGGGCGGTGCCCACGTTGCCCAAGGCTGCAGGTGTGTTGCGATACCAAGTCGTGTTGGACAAGCGGTACACGAAGCTCATGGCGCTGTTGGCCGCCATCAAAGACACTTGGCTGCCGCCGATGCTCTGGCCCGTGTTGCCAGCGATCGTCAGCGCCGTGATCTGCTGCGTGGTCATGAACGTCACGACCATGCCGTCAGCAGGCGAACCCGGCATCGTGATCGTACCCGTGGCCAGCGTACCGGCGGGGTTGATGATCAGCGTCGTGGTGCCGGTGGCGAAGGTGTATGAGAACCCGGTCGTCAGAACCTGGTAGTCATACGACTGCAAGACACCGTTGTTTCCATCAATTTTTGTTGGCATGGTGTTTACTCGTACAGAATGTTGATAGAACCAGCGTCGAAGGTGTCAGTGCCGTTGACGGTGGTGATGCGGACGCGGTCGAGGGTGCCGGAAAGTGGAACAGAGCCGCCGAGCATCCATGCGTTTGCGCTATCAGAATGACCAATATTCCCAAAAACAGTCCAGTTATTGGTAGTTGCATTTAACAGTGAAAGTATTAACGCGCCCTGTTTTATGTGTGCTGCCGACCCACCAGAACCAGAATCTGTAAGTGTAAATCCGCTTGAAAAGTTAGAACCGCCAGTGCTTGTGCCAGATCGCACAACAGCGCCTAAATAACCAGATGTTGTTGGGCTACCAGAACCAATTTGCACTTGGACAACGCTAGATCCATTTGTACTCACGCCACTAAACATCACCGTAATCCGCCGCACCCACGACGGGATGCCGGTAAAGTCAATGCTGGTGCCCGAGGTGGACGCTTGCGCGGTAGCGGCGACAAGAGCGCTGTTAATACCATTGACCACCACGGTGCCCGTGCCCGCAGGCATCGTGGCAACAAAGTTGCTCGCCGTGGTTGGCGGGTTGATCTCAACCGAGCCGCCGCTAGAAGATACCAGTTTAACGCCCATAACGGCTCCTAAATCAAACTATTGACCATACACTGGTAGACGGCACGGTCACGGTGATGCTGTCAGCAACCGTGATAGGGCCAAACGTGCCGGCGTTCTTGTCAGACGGAATAGTGTAGTTTTGCGTCACGATCAGGCTGTTCTCAAAGAACACCGTATCTGAGCCGCCGCCCGTTGCACCACCGCCCAAAGCGCCCCACGCGCCGTTGTAGCCTTCAAACTTGGTCGTGGTGCTATTGTAGCGAACCATGCCATCTTCGGGGCTGGCGGGGCGCTCGGCCGTGGTGCCCACGTTCAAGATCGCAGCGCCCGTGGATTCCAGAGTCAGCAAGTCCACCACGTTCAGGTTGGTGAAGGTGCCCTCGTTGGGCACATCGCTGCCAATCGGCGGGGGCGACGCGAACGAGTTGGCGGTCACCGGCACCGACACGTAATCGACCGTGAACAGCGGCACGTTAGTGGGGGTGGTCAGCGTGTACTTGTACGTGATCGAGTCCGCCAGCCACACGTTGGCCTGACCAGCCGAATCCAAGATAATCGGGTTGGTGTTCAGGTTGGCCTGGGTGTTGTCCGTGTACGTGGCAATCGGGGTCGTGGTGCCCGCCGCGTAGGTGTACAGCTTGCCACCGACAAGAGGCAACCCATCGGTCCCGAAGAACTGAAGTTTTGGGGGCGGAGAAAGTGATGCCATGTCTTAGTCCTTGAGGGATTCTAGCTAATTCGGGTCACCGCGCAAGCGCGTTTTCGGTGCGCGATTCGGGGGCAAGGTTGTTGGTAGGCATAGCAGCAGCGCGGGTAGCTGCGGCCCCAGCCTTACCCCAAGTTGCGGGGTTGTTCAGCATACGCAGCACCGCATCGCGCTCAACAGCCGGAAGCGTATTGAGCATCTCCAACGCGCTTTGACCGGACAGCATGCCTTGCCGCAGTTTGGCGGAAACTTTTGGCCCTAAAAGGCCTTCCAATTGGTCCATAGTCATGTTGGCGAACGTGACTTTAGGATTAAGCATATTGCGGATGCGGGGGAAAGTGCGCCCGGCGCGCTCAATTGCCTCCGCAAAACTCTCTTTACCCAAACTTGCCGCGTCTTCCATAACGCGGCTGCGCTCAACCCCCACCGCTAGTTTTTCCAACGTCGGCATCTTGCTGCTCATCTCTTTGAAGATGTCATAGCTGCCAGGGCCAAAGATTGCCTCTACCGCGTCTGGGTTGTTGCCGCGCACAAGTCGAACGTACTCCTGCGGAGACTTTTCAAACAGCCGGGTTGCTTCAGCCGCCATCGCCTTTTGGTCAATGGCTTGCATGTTCTGCGAGTACGTCTCAAGGTAGTCACGCCAGCCTTTACCACCGGCTTTCTCGATGGCGTCGTCAATCAGCGGGCGGACTTCTTTAAGCACATTTTGCGTCACTTTAGCGCTGATCTTGGGGTCCGTTTGGCCCATGATCTGCATGATGCGTTCGTTGATGCCTTCTTTGCGAAGGGTGTACAAATCGTGCGCGTCAATAACGCCGCCGCCTTTTTCAGTCAAGTTGGCGATGTCGTCTTTGACGGTTTGTAAGACTTTGGTGACGTTAGAACTAGCGCGCAAACCAGGCTGCGCCAATCTAGCGTCAATTGCACTAGTGATGCTGCCGGCGTCCAACGGGCGCAACCCGTAGCTTTCCAAGCTGCCGATCTGACGCTCCAAAAAGCCTGCTTCAGAACGGCGCTGGCGCGCCAAATCAGCAAAAATATCCGATGTTTGTTGCCATTCTTGCGAGCGCATACCGGCAGTCAAAAAGCCCGGCTTGCCTTGAGCGGCCACGGCCGCCCGTTGTGCAGCTTCTGTAGCCGGCGAAATAGTGGCTTGGCCCGGCAAAGGTTGACCGACGGGTATGCCACCACGCAAAGCATTGATCATCGACGCTTCGCGTTGCGCTTGCTGCGGTGCCAAACGGTTTATGGTCTGCGCGGCTTGATTGGCCGCGCCCAGCTCGACGTTACGCATGTCTTGCGTCAGTCGATTCAGCCGGTCAATAGACGCCTCATAGGCGCGGCGCATTTCGGTTTCGTTGCCGCCTTCAGCTATGCGCTGCAACTGAGCCAAATCGTCAGCCGCTTGTTGCTTGAGCTTAAGCGACATCTCGTCTGTTTTATTAGCAAACGCGCCCAACGCTTGAAAAGCGTTTCTCTGCACCCCGGCGGTAGCTTGTGCTGCGGTCAAATCATCTGGCGCAGCCGCCAACGCAGCGCGAATCGCGCCAATTCGTTCGCCGGCCACGTCACGCGAAATTTTTCCCGCTTTGACAGCCGCAAGTTGACCGCCAAAAGCATCCTTTAGAAAGCCCGCGCCTTTTGCCAGCGTCTGGACAACGGGCGGTGCTACGACAGCCAACGTGGCGCCTGCTGTGGCGCCTGTCCCAGCTTCAGCCGGATTGATCAGCGCGGCCGTAGCACCGCCAGTAAGAGCACCGCCTGCGGCGCGGATGCCTAGATTAGCCGCGCGAGATGTGACCGGTGCGCCGGTAGAAAAGCCGCCTGTTCGGACGGCTTGAGCCAAGCGCGACGCGCCTGCTGCTTCCAGCGGCGCGGCAATAAATCTACCCACAGGGCCAGTGCCCACAACCTCACCAGCCAACTCACCCCCGCCAGTGAGAATAGGAAACTCTTGCTTGAACGGCGCAACGGTGGCTTGCGATTCGGCAAGGCGACGGGCAGCGTCTTCCTGCAAAAATTGACCTACTTGTTGAGCACCGAGGGCTGAAAGACCTTTACCCACCAGTCGTTGACCGCCCAGCATCACGTTGCCGCCGCCGCTGATGATGCCTTGCGAGACGGCTTCAATCGGCGCGCCGATAGTCTCAAAGAACCCGCGTTCACGGCGAGGGCCAGGAATACCGCTGGGCGGCACTGGCGCAACATCAAATCGGTCGAAAGGATTGGCTTGCGGTGCGTCGAACCGATCAAACGGGTTTGTGGCCATTACTTGCCTCCAAGAACGCGGTCAGCAGCACCAGCACCATATTTTGCGTCAAACTGTGCCTTAAGACCGGGGTTCGCCCGCAAGAAATTAACTGCATCTTGCGGGATCGCGGCGGGTGCAGCAGCCGGCGCGGCAGCCGGCGCGGCGGCGGGTGCTTGGCCGGAAGGCTTCTTAGGCATCCCCGCGCCTTTGACATACGCATTTTCAATGTCATCAATGATCCGAAGGGCCGCTTGAATCGGCTGCCCCGGATCAGAGATCGACTTGAGCATGGTCTGCAATTCCACGTTCGAGTTAAGCTGCTGCGCCGACATGCCCGTGGCGTTCTTAATCGAATTTACCAAGCGCGTGCGGGCGCTGTTGATAATTTCGCGCTCCACTTGAGCTTCAGTGCTAAAGAATCGACCAGCAACTTGCCCCGGACCGGTTGCTGCGGTAGCGGCTGCGATGTTCGAGAGAGCACCTCGTTCCGTGCTCGGGATCGCGCGCATTTGATCCAAGGTTCTAAACGACGCCCGCAAGTTTTCCAGATCATCTGCAAGTTGCGTCTTACCAGCTTCTGCTTTGTTCTCTCGAACAGCAGCAGCAGGCTCTTTACCACCCACACCCAACACGCCCGGCGAACCAATGCCGCCGCCCGCGTAACGGCGAGCGTCAATCGTGATCATTTGATTCGGGTTTGACGGATCAACAATTTGCGTAATCGTAGGCGCGACGGGCTGTTGCGGTGCGCGGCCAGCCGCTGCGATACGCGCCTTTTGTGCTTCCACAGTGGCGGGCAGCGGCACATCGGCGTAAGTGCCGATGACAACAGGCGCGCCGCCCAAGCCTGGACGCGAAACAAGATCAATCTGACCGTTGCGATTGACAGTTGTCACCGTCGGTTTGTTCAACTCCATGAACCTATCAGTGCCTAGCTTGGACCTGTTGATCAATTCTGCAAAAGCCTGCGGGCCTTGCTGAATAGCTTGTGCAATCTGCGCGCGCGACTGGTCTGCGGTCACGCCTCGGCTTGCAAGCAAGGGGCCGAGCACGGGGTCTTTATGGTTAGCCTCGTGCCAAGCAATGTATTGTTGAGGCGCGTTTGGGTCAGCAGGATTGATCGTGTCCAAAAACGAACGCGCTTGCTTGAGTTTTGAATCGACCAGATTTACCTGATTGGTTGCAATCCTGCCTTTGAGTTCTTCCTGCGTCAGCTTTTGCGATTGCAGTTCACCAAGTTTTTTCTCGATCTCGGGCAACCTAGAACCAAAGCCACTTGAGGTCACGGACTGGCGCAATTTGTTGATGTCAATGTTGCCCGTGGTGGGGTCGTATGCGCCAGCGTAAGCGCGGTTGAGCGCGTTGGTCGATTCTTGCTCGCGCTGCGCCTGTTGCATCTGCAACTGGGCCAGTTGGTTTTGCTGTTGAGCGCTTTGGATTGCGGCCACGCGGCCGTACTGCGCCAACGGGTCGGCAAGTTCGATACCGCGAACACCCATTGCGATTGCGGGATTGATAGGCATGCGAACTCCTTAAAACACGCCGTATGACCGTAGCTCAGATATCATGCCAGGCGTGCTCATACCGCCGCCGTACCCCGGCGTTTGCGGTCGCAGCGCATTCAGCAGGTTCTGACCTTGCGAATAGTTCATGTAAGTACCCAGCCCTTGGGTTAGCGCGTTGGCTCCGCCCACATAGCCCGATGCGCGCGCAGCAGCGCCGGCCATCTGCGTTTGGCCGATTCCTTGTGCGGCTTGCATGCCTGCTTGACCGATTTGCTGCGCGGTTGTTTGGCCCATTCCCGCAAGAGACTGCAGCGGGTTTAGCCGCGCTTGGCGCTCGGCTTGATAGCGATTAAAGGCGTTGGTGTACTCTTGCGAACCCATCTCTTGGCCGAACCGCGTAATTCCTTTGAGCGTGCCGCCAGAGAGCAAGTTGCCGCGCGCAGCAGCGGAGCGCTCCAGCGCTTTCTGACCTTCGGACAAACGGAACGCGTAGCCAGGATCAGCTTGGAACTGCTCCATGCCAAACGGCGTGTATTCAGTCGCTAAAGGGACTAGCCGATTAAGTGCTAGTTCGCCAGCCGCGCGATAAGGTTCGCTAAGTTCTACTTGGCGCTCAAACATTCGTTCTTGCGCTTCACCTGCGCGGTCAGCCGCAGCAGACTGTGCCTTGGCCGCACTTCTGGATGCGCTTGCCCCGATGAGAGAACTGCCGACAACGGCACCAGCAACCCAAAAAGTCATGGCTGCACCTCGATTTCTTTGTGTTTAACCTGATTACCAAGACTGTACATTGAATCGGGTTCCGCCTCAACCAGTTCGGCTTCGGCTTCTTCGATAGATGTAGCCTCGATGGCATGGAACGTCATGCAAAGCGCATCAGTTACGGCATAGACCGCGCGCTTTGTTCCGGGTTTGCTTTGAAACAAATGAGGCCCGGTAACCTCTTGCACATTACCCTCGCCGTCCGTAATCGCCACGGTCCCCGACACTATAAGGTAAAAGTGTTCTTTTTTGTGGATGGCGCCAACTACCAACACGCCAGCATGACGAAACACTTCGCGGCAGTACATGCCGCCGTGAAAATAGTGCTTGGTTTCCGGCTCGTATTGCGGCAGCTTGGATAGTTCCTGTTGCAAAGACTCCACCTTCTGCCGCATCATTTGCGGCGGTGCAACATCAAAACCTTTGCCGTAGGTCAATTGCATTAGGTGATCTCCCGCCCGCTGACGCGCATGTTGATGGCGCTCGCCGCGCTAGCAATAGTCGAAATGAACGAAGCGGTGGGCAAAATCTGCCCGACCAGTTCGGGGAACGTGTAGACCTCGGCTGCCGCTAGACTTTTAGTTTTAGTAATCAAGTTTTGGTTGCCCGCCGTGTCCGAACCTGTGACCAAGTTTACGCTGATCGTAGCCGGGCTAGCACTAATGTTTGTAGCCGTGAACTTGTCAATGATGGTGGCCGTAGCGTTGGTCGGCACGATGTACTGCGTGGTTTGGGTGTTTTCCACCAGCTTGGCAGGCACCAGGTTTCGTGCTGTGACGGTCATATCAATTCCTTAAATAATCGCCCACGACGAGCCTGATGGCACCGTAACCGTGACGCCGGAAGCCACCGAAATCGGGCCAGAAGACATCCCGTTGTTGCCGGCAGTGATCGAATAGTTGGCCGAGATCGTGGCGTTATTTTCCCACAGCCCCAACGACGTGATGTTGCTGCCGCCACCGCTGGCAGCGGCCCATTTAAGCCCGGTGGTTGTAGTCGAGTCAGCCGTCAGCACAAAGTTGTTCGTGCCCACCGCCAGCCGGACGTTGTCCGTGCCATCAAAACCGATCAGGTCGCCTTTGGTGGTTAACGGGGACAGCGCGTCAAACGCCGCGATCTTCGTCGTCTGGCCCGTGCCGCCGTTGGCAATCGCCACCGTGCCGGTTACGTTGGCGGCCGTGCCGGTGGTGTTCTGGTTAAGCGTGGGAACGTCAGCCGCTTGAATAGCGGACATCACCACGTCGGTGCCGTTGCCGCGCAGGTATTGCCCGCTGGTGACGGCGCCAGCGAGCGCATCCATCGCATCCTGGCGCGTTGTCTGGCCCGTACCGCCGTTGGCAAACGCCACCACGCCAGTCACGTTAGCAGCGGTACCTGTGGTGTTCTGGTTCAAAGTCGGCACATCTGCCGCCTGAATGGCGGACATAACGACATCAGTGCCGTTGCCGCGTAGGTATTGGCCTGACGTAACTGCCCCCGCCAACGCGTCCATCGCATCTTGGCGAGTGGTTTGGCCCGTGCCACCGTTGGCAAAGGCCACAACGCCGGTGACGTTAGCTGCCGTGCCAGTGGTGTTCTGGTTCAGCGTGGGCACGTCCGCTGCAACAATCGCGCGGAATGTCGGCACGCCAGCAGACCCGTTTGGCGCAGCCAAGAACGTGTTGGCAGACTGAGACGAAAAGTCGGACGGCGTAACGGCAAGCGTGCCGCCCAGCGTCAGGCTGCCTGAAGTGGTGACAGTGCCCGTTAGGGTCAGGCCGCTAACGGTGCCCGTGCCACTGACTGACGTTACCGATCCGCTGCCAGTGCCGGCGCCAATCGCGGTGCGAAACGTCGGCGCGTCCATCGTGGTGATGGTGTTGTCCGCGTTGATCTGGACAAACGTGATCGCGCTGGGGTTGGGCAGCGTAAAAAAGTTGCCGCCTACCGTGGTCGCGCCTAGCGACGTGCGGCCTGTAGCGGCCACAAGATTGGTCGCCCCGCCGTCCCACTGCAAACGCTCAGAATACGCGGTGTCCCAATTCGTTTGGCTTGCAGTGGTGGGGATGGAGTACCCCGCCGTGTAGGTAACAGCCAGCGTACCCGCAGTGGTGATCGGATTGCCTGACACCGACAGGCCCGTGGGCACTGTCATGTTCACAGAGGTCACTGTGCCGGTGCCGCCACCGCCGCCGCCAGAATCAGGTTGGGGCGGGGGGCCAATTTGCAGGTCGTCTAGCGATGTCTGGTTGCCACCGTTACCTGCAAGATTGAACAGGTTCAGAAAGAACCGATACCACTCACGCGACACCATCCCCGTGCGCGGATCAATGATCTCGACACGGTTAGACGGTATGTTTGTGATATTTTGCTGTTCAGGCATTGGTCGGCGACACGATCAATTCGGCGTCCATGATAGCCAGCTTGACAGGGTCAGTGCCCGAAATCTCATACACACGGTCGCGCAGTTTAAGCGTCATGCCTAGGCGTCGCCAAATGACGCGGCGGTAGTACTCGCCGATCTTACCGACGGAAACCCAATATTCGTTAGACCACGTATGACCGCCGTCATCCGACCAACGCAACATCATCTGAGGGTTGCTGCCTTGGCCCGTGTTGGTGCCAACGCCCGACTCACAATCGACTTGCAAACTGTGATGTGCGGTTCGCTTAAGAGTGTTTGTGTTTGGCGGCAGCGCGCGCCACGAGCGCAGCCATTTTTGAATGTCGCCGTTGTCGGAGTAGTCGTTCAGGTCAAACGCGTAGATGTTGCCGTTCTCGAAATCGCCGACAACCACATTGTCGTCGTAGACGGCCTGGCAGTTAGAACGGTGGCGCACAAAGTTGCCGTTAGACCAACCAGCACGTTCGTGCCAGGCTTGGGTAGCCACATCGTAGACCCAAGTCGTTTGAGCCGTCGGAAAGATCAGCACGTAGAAGGCATGGCCGTCTTGCTGATAGGTGTAGCCGATGGCATCTGACAGGTTGCCATATTCTTGAATTTGCCACTCAACCGCGTGCGTTGAGATACGTTGGCCGGTGTAGCCGTTAGCGCGGTAAACAATACCCCGTCCACGGGCGTCAGAACCCAGCCAAAACAGGCCGTTGTCAAGTTTGGCGACAGAGTACGGGGCCGCGCATCCAATCTCGTTAAACGCGCCTTGGATGCGTTGCAGCGGGAAATCTGGCAGCCCTGCGTCGTACCAAACTTCAATCGAGTTGGTGCCAAACAGCCACGCCTCGCGGTGGTCAACAATCAAAGACACCAGACCGTCTGGATCGCCTTCAGCGCTGGCAAAGTCAAGCGGGTCAACAGACAGGCCGTCTAGCAACGATGTCACCCACACCCGTGAGCTGTTGGGTTCGTTGAACACGAAGTAACCGTCAAGGTAGCCCACCTTCACCGCGCCAGGGAAGTCCGGGTCGGTAATTTGGGCGAACACTTCGGTGTCTGCGTTGTAGATGAAACCGTCAGGGTTGCATGCGATAAAAATTTGAATGCCGTTGTCCGATATAGACACGGGGCCGCTTCCAGTCACGGTGCCCAAAGGCTTGATCTTCCAGCGAGTCGTATTACCGATCACGTTGAGTCGGTAAAACGTATCGCCTGAAACGGCGTACAGGTACTCTTTGAGCACCCACAGCCCGCGAATCGGTCCGCTGCCTACGCCAACCAATCGGCGCAACCCAGGGCAGCGCGACAAAAAAGCGGCGGTTTTGCCGCCCTCGGGCACGATTTCCGGGTACATGTTGACCATGCGGTTGTCCGCAGCGTTGACGCTGCGAGCCACATAGCTGGAACCTAGAATCGGCGTTTTCATCAATAGTTACCCGCGTAGATGTTGTACCGCTGGCGCGTCGCAATCAGCGAGTACGGCATCGACATCACATCGTCAGGGTTGTTGATGCGCTTCAGGTTGCGCTTGCTGGTCATGGCAATACGCTGCACTTGAGGCGAAGGCTCTACGCCAAACTCCGGCGCGATCTCGCAAGCCAAGTTGTACGTGAAGGCCCGCAGGTAGCCGGGCGGGAACAGAATTTCCGTGACCAAAGTAGCCGGCTGCGTCAGCACTTCCACGCTAATGAAGTGCCACTCCAGCAGCCGCGTCGGGCGCGGGTAAATGTAGATGTCAAAGTTCGGGTAGGTGTTGTTAACGAACATCACCTGCGGGAACGTCGAGGTCACGGTCTTGACCGCGATGCCGTCGTACTGCTGCTGGTTGATCAGCTTGATGCCGTAAGAAACGCCCGTGCCGGGGTCTTTGAAGTACGTGGCGTCGTCCACTAAAACGGGACGAACGGCGGTGCCGTTTAGACGCACCAGCGAGCCGGTGGGGCCAAGCGTTTCATTGATTGAGCCAGTCGGCCAGTTGACGATCTGGTCGATGGTGGCAAAGACTGATAGGCGTTCCGTGTTCCACGACTCAATCATCTGATTGAGCGCCATCAGGGAGTCTTGAGACATGGCCGCCGAAGGCGTTTCGCTTTCGGCCAGCACACCTAGTAGCCGCAACGCCCGGTTAATCTGTTCGCCTGCGGTGTAGGTCGCCATGTCACTCTCCTTGGTCGGTCAATTCTTCGGTTTTCTTGCGTCGCCCACGGCGCGCTACTGGTTCGGGGCTAACTTCTTCTTCAACCGATGGTTCAGAATTGTAGCGCGACCAACCGTTTTGGATATCCAAATCGGCTTCTATATCCAGCGTAGCCACCTTGGCGCCGTGGATAGGGTGTGTAAGGTAAATTACTGCCATGAGTAAAAAGGCGGGGGTTGAAGCCCCCGCCTTTTAATTTACGAAGCCATCACAACCCAGTCGGTGCCGTCGCACACCAACATGGCCCAAGCGCCAGCAGTGGCGGCAAGAATTGCCGTACCTGCGGTGCCAGAGTTAATTGGCTTGACGTTAGACGACGCCGAGATCACCGTGTAGGTGCCCGACAGGTTTTTAATCCACACCACACGGCCCGTGTTGGCCGAGGCAGTGGGGAAGGTGACAGTGACGTTAGCCGAAGCACCGTTACAAATAACGAAGTTTTCGGTTGCGCCCAGAGTGAACGAAGCCGTCTTGGAGACGGGCGCGTTCAAACCTAGTTGCGTGCTTTTCACAGCCCCTGTGGTGGTAACTGACGCGGCGGTAATCGCGCCCGTGACGGTCACACTTTCAAATTCGGGGTCGCTAAACGCAACACCGACAGCCTTGGTATTTGGCATGGTATGTCCTTTTAAAAACAGGGGGCCGAAGCCCCCTGGCTATCACGAGATGCGATACAGCGTCCAAGAACCGTCGCCGGTCTTGCGGGCGCGGAAGTGGCCCGAAGTACCTTCAGTCACCGCCATAGCACCAACCAGCGTCCAGCCCGTAGCGGTAGCCACGGTCACGTCGTCAGTACCGGCATCAATGTTGATGACGAAGAAGTCGAACGCAGCGTTCACTTTAGACGCGCTAGAAATGTCCGCCTCCAAGTTAGCAACGGTCGGCAACGTCAGGTCGCCGGCGGTGCCGTTGAAAGTGAACAGGCCGTTTGCCAGTTGAGCAGCCGTAGCGGTAGCTGCGGCGGTCAGTGCAGTCGGGGCACCTTGAACAAACAGTTGAGCTTCGCCGACGTTGCCGTCGCCAATCTGGTAACCACCAGCGCCATTAGGAAGAGCCATGATAATTTCCTTTTAAAAAAGTTACGGAAACGGGGCCGAAGCCCCATTTGATTAGCCCCAGAGGCGAACGCCCATTTGAGGACGAATCACGTTGTAGCCGTACAGAACGTCGATACGGCAGGGCATACGGTCGTTGTTGATGTCGTATTGACGAACAACGCGCAGGCTGATGCCATTATGGACAGCGCGAGCGGCCATGTCCACGCCTTGCGGCAGGAGCAGGTCGGCGGTAGCGAAGGTGATCGCATCCTTGTGGTACACCAGGTTCTGAGCGTACTGGGTGGAGGCGGCACCAACGAACACCACGGCCTTGCCGCTTTGCGGCAGCACGTCCACGGTTGCCAGAGCATGGTTGGCGGAGTACATCGGCGACACGGTGATGTTGCCAGCGCCAGCGCCGCTCAGGGTCACGTCAGCGGCAGCGACGAACTGGAACAGCGAACCAGTGGACTCACGGGTTTGCGGGTTCACAGCGAAGCAGTCAGCCACGGTAAACACGTCGCCGATCTTGACGGTAGCGTTAGCACCGGCGCCGGTGATGGCGATGGTGGTTGCGCCTTCGGCAGTCACAGCAGCCGACAGGGTGCCGCCGGTAGCGGTACGCGAGCCGGTGGTGAACTGCTTGATCGACTGAGACATGTTGACTT